TCCGGAGCCAGTAAGTCCATCTTTTAGTCTGATCAACAACGAGTACGCACCTTTTGGTAGCCTCACTGGTTACTCTGCTGCTATCGGTGATGCTGCAAGGGATGCGAGATTCTTCGATAATATCGATAAGATCACTGGAGAAAATACTATTCTCTCTGCGATTAATCCTTTAAGTGGTGAGACTATACAGTTTAATGAAGACGGTCAGATTGTTATTGGTGATATAGAAGTTCCAGAACCAGAAATAGTTACAACCACTTTCGATGCAGCAAATTACGTAATTGATCCCGTAACTGGTGAAATCACCCCGGCAGGAGGTTAATCATGGTTAAGTGTGTAGATAATACAGATCAAACAACCTTAAACAGATTAGCGACTGCTACAGGACCGACTGTTGACGCGAAAGGTGCTTATACATTTAATCAAATCGATGTGTTTGCTGATGAGCTAGCGGCGAACATTCTAGCAGAAGCAGACAACAATCCTATTAGTGTAGCTGTTAATAGATACGGAAATTCTTTCTATGACGCAGTAACTTACGTAAACAACGATTTCAAGAATAGAGTTTTAAATAATCTTCAAGACTATCCAGAGCTTAAGGCGAGATGGGATAGAGGAAACATCACGAATTTAGAAGCAGCTGACTTTTTACGAGTAGCTAACTATACACCTAGCGATCTTCAAACTCAAAGAGATTTTGTTAAGCTTACAAGACAGCTTAATAACTACTATAAAGACTCTTTCTCTAAGAGTATCATGGGTGGATTCTGCGCGACTATGGAAAATATTTTCCAGCAGATCGACGCTTTCTATGATCTAATCGGTGTTGTTGATGGGATCATTACAGATGCTCTCGAATTTATCAATAAAGTTAGAAACTTCGACGGATTCGACATTACTAAAGAGCAGGTCGAAAAAGAAATAAAAGAAAAGCTGATTGATGAAATAAAGAAAAAGATTGAAGATGTAATAGATCAGATCATTCAAGAAGTTGTTGACGCTATCAACAATTTCAACATTGAGAGCTTAATATCAGACTTTGTAGTAGGTGGAGTAGCAGGTGCTAAAGCAATTCTAACGACAAAAGAACAACTGTGTGCTTTCTTTACTGACGAGAACAAGAAAACGATTAAAGATAAAGTAAGAGGATTGATCGATTACGCTATTAGTATGTTCGAAAGTCCTGATCTCGCACAAATTCAATTCTTAGTTTATAGATTCTGTGCTCTTGCTACGAACATTGAAGCTTTACTAAAAGACATTAAGAGACCTCTAGATGATTATACTCAGAGACATCAGCGTATTGTAAATCGTCTCAAAACAATCTCGAATATGAACACATCTACAGCTATCAGAAATGGTGGTATACGTTTATCCGAAGAACGTCGTAGAGAAGCTATAAATAGACTAAGAGACAATTGGAAAGGGGTAAGTGGCGAACGCATCACGCCTACTGGTGAAGAACCAATCATCGTAGAACCTATAACAATAGCCGAATATGGTTCTCTACCTACATGCGGTAAAGTATGGAAAGGTGAAGTCAATTGGCTTAAGATTGAAAAAACCGAAGGTGGGTGGACAGACGAGAAAGAAGGTGTTGGCATTTATGGCTATACACGAATTGATCTTGACGTAAAAGTTTATCTGAAAAGAATTTACGATGAGTTAGGTGGAACATACACGATTGTTGAAGGCTGGTATAGCAAAGACTGGAACGATAAACAAGAATTTGATCCAGAAAATAGTCACTTAAGCGGTTATGTTATAGATATTAAAAAAGACATGGCTGACGTTGAAGCTTTTACTGATGCAGCTTTTAAAGCCGGATTCAAAGGAGTTGCTGTTTACTCAGACGTCATTCACTTAGATATAAGAGAAATTGGTCCAGTACTTTCATATTCAGTTGAAGTAGACGAGATAGTGACCGAGGAATAAAAATGACCATAACGTTAAAAACGCCGGTTAGTAAAAAACAAAATCTATATTCAGATTTTAAGAAAGATCTGACGATCAGTCCTATCTCTAAAGACTTAGCGCTAGTTAAAGACGAAGACGCAGTAAAGCAATCGATTCGAAATTTAGTACTTACTGATCCTGGTGAAAGGTTGATGCAACCTAATATAGGAGGAGGCATCAGAGGTCTACTATTTGAAAACATCACAGCAGGTACTTTAAATCTAATTGAAAGTCGAGTGAAAACGACGATTGAAACTTACGAACCTCGAGCCGTTTTAATCGCTGTTACAGCTTCTTCAAGATACGACGATAATCAGGTTAACGTGGTAGTAGAATTCTATGTTAGAAATTCAGACATCCCCGTTACACTAGACTTAATTCTAACAAGGGTAAGATAAGATGGCCAGTATAAAAACGCCTATAACAGAATTGGATTTTGATTCAATCAAAACGCAGCTTAGAACATATCTGCGAACACAGACGCAATTCAAAGATTATAACTTTGAAGGAAGTAACTTGAGTGTTATGCTCGATGTTCTAGCGTTCAACTCATTCCAAAATAATTTCTATACGAACATGGCGCTCAATGAGATGTTCTTAGATTCGGCCGTCCTCAAGAACTCTATTGTTTCTCATGCTAAAGAACTTAACTATATTCCAAGATCTCGCAAGTCAGCTAAAGCAGTAGTACAAGTAACGATTTCAACTGTAGACGAAACCGCTTCAACAATCGCTATTCCTACATACACTAACTTCTCATCAAGTTATCAAGGCGAACTATATAATTTCGTAACTAATCAAACATACGTTGCAAGACGTACTGCTCCTAATGTATACGTCGCAGATAATGTCGAACTATTCGAAGGTCAAATGCTTTCAAGCTTTACTCGTGAAGGCTTCATCGTCGACGCTGACGGAATTCTTCGTGTTCAACTTACTAATAATGAAGTTGATACAGATTCAATTGTCGTATTCGTAGACGCAGAAGCGACAGAAGATCAGAACGTGTTTACGAGAGCGAACACTATTTTCGGTGTAAAACCAGATGATAAAGTATTCTACTTAGAACCATATCTAGATGATCGTTATGCGATCTACTTTGGTAAAAACGAGTTTGGTCTTCAACCAGAGGAATTCGAAGATGTTCGTGTAAGATATCGCATCTGCTCTGGTGCAGAACCTAACGGTGCGAATACATTTGCTTCTAACTTTATCGAAGGCGCAACTATTAGTGTTCTGACTATTAGTGCAGCTAGTGGCGGTGCTGAAAGAGAGTCTATGGAGAGCATTCGTTACTTTGCTCCTAAAGCATTGCAAATTCAAGAGCGCGCAGTTACAACGAAAGACTACGAAGTACTACTTCAACAAGCTTTCCCAGAAATTACAGCGGTATCTGCTTATGGTGGAGAAGAACTTGATCCACCTCAGTTTGGTAAAGTAGCGATATCAGTTTATCTTAACGAGCAAACACAAATCATTTCAACTACTCTAGCAAATTCTTATGTTGAGTATTTAAAAGATAAGAGTCCTCTTGGAATCGAGCCTATCTTTGTTCAAACTAAGTTTGTATATGCTGACATGGAAGTTGATGCAGTTTACTCTTCTAAGAATACAGAAAAGAGTGCTGCACAATTAGAGCAAATCATCAGAACAACGATTCAAACATACTCAGACGATAATCTTGAAAACTTTAATACAACTCTAAGAAAGAGTAAGCTATCATCTCTAATTGATCAATCAGATGATGGAATACAGAGTAACAGCATTACATTAATGCCTATTATCGAATACGTACCTCTATTAAACTTCGTACAGAATCCTACATTTAAGTTTGAAGCAGAACTTCTAAAACCATATCCATTTAGATCTTCTAATGGATTCTCAGATTACAAACCTGCATTTAAAACAAGTTCTTTCGACGTAGATGGCGCCTGTTTATACTTACAAGACGATGGATTAGGAAAGGTAATGAGTGTTACTGATGATCCTACAAATCCTCAAGTTATTAATCCTAATGTAGGTACTATTAACTATAAAACTGGTGAGATTAAACTTACTAACTTTATTACCGAAGGGTTTACCGGTAACGCTATTAAAATTATGGCGAGAGTTAAGAAGAGCGACTTTAGAGCTCCGAACGGCCGTGTATTCATCATCAGAGATAACGACGTAAGAGTAAATATGACTTTAGAAGAGCGCGGAGCTACAACAACATCATCAAGCACAGCATAAAGAGCGGAACCTCTTAGATGGAAATAGAAAAGAATATATCGATTTTTATCGAACAACAGTTTCCTGGAATCTATAGGGAAGACGGAGCTGAGCTCGTTCAACTTGTAAAAGATTATTACGAGTTCTTAGAGACTCAGTCAAACCAATCAACCTATGTTTCAAGGAGAATGTTTGAGTATCGAGATGTCGATACTACTCTTTCTAATATGTTGATTTTTTTCAAGAAAAAATTTCTTGCAGATCTTCCGTTAAAAGAAAACACGATACAATTTATCGTAAAAAATATTCTTGATCTTTATAGACGCAAGGGTACACCTGCTGGTATTGAACTCTTCTTCGCTATCTTTTATCAAGAATTCGACGTTGAAATTATTTACCCAGCTGAGAAGATGTTCAAGATCTCTAACTCAAAGTGGAGAAAAGGAACTTATTTACAGTTATTCCCTAACACGAATCTATTCTTATCTAAAACCGAAAAAGAATATTCATATAAAGATTTAATCTCAAAGAACATCACTGGTTCTTCTTCTGGTGCTAAAGCCGCTGTTTCAAGAATCAACTACATGATTCTAAACGGAACAAAAACGCCTATTCTATTCATAGATTCGGTACAGGGGCAGTTTGAAAGATACGACGATATTCTTACAAACATCAATGGAGAAGTCGTAGCTTTTGGTCGCGTTGCTGGCTCATTAAATGAAATTGAAATTGATGAAGATGGTACAGTTACTTCTAATAACAGATTAGGAGACATTTTAGATGTTTCCTCGACTTATGGATCGAGTGGTAAAGCTATCGTTACTGGTGTTTCTGATAGATTAAGCGGAGAAATTGTATACGAACTTATCAATGGTGGATACGGTTATACTGTTGAGAATACGAGACTCCTTGTTTCGAATCAGACTCTTATCCTAAACAACTCAGCGCAAGATTTTATACCTTATGAAAGATTAGACGACGGTCTTGGAAATCAGGGTATCGTGATCGGTCAAAGCGTATCAGCGCTTGGTGTAAGAATGAACACCGGGTTTTTTAGCTTTGGAAATCCTATTAGTACACTAGATAGAGGTACTAATATTACGTTTACACCCGTAGGTGTAGTCGCGAAAAATGAAACATCTCCTGGAACACTATTCCCAGATGGTGGTAATGCTAATACTGACGTAATCGTAGGACTGCTAACAAATACTTCTACTGCTGAAATAATCACTGATGTTGTAGCACCTTTCGTAGGAGTTAGCATTAACGCTGCTGACTATGAAACAGCTGCTCCTATGTCTGGCTCAGCTTCTCCCGTAAATTTAAGTACTCCTTTAGACGAAGCTTTTGATATTCAAACACTTACTATTGGAAGAATCGGAAGATTCGATAACATCTTTGAAGGTAGCGGTTACGTTAACCAAGTGTGGGCTTTACCTGAAGATGACGTAATGAGAACTCTTGATCGCAGAAATCAGCTACTAAGATTCTCAGATCCTGGTGAAGCGAGCGAGTTTCAACCTGGTGAAACGATTATAGAAGTCGGAACAGGCATTGAAGGAATCGTCACCTCGGTCGATACAACGTTTGGTTACATAAGCGTTACTCCATTCGACTATTATGGATTCAGCGGCACCAATAACATAAGAAGAGCAAACAATGATCAATACACCATCGTAGGTGTTGGAGTTGATTATGACTCTCGTCCATTCGGTGACAACGCGATCGTTACTTCAGACACAGAGTTTGCTGTAGGTCGTATCTCTTCAGTAGCCGTTTATAATTCTGGTTTTGGTTATGTAGATGGAGAGTCTGTAGAATTATTAAGAACAACCGATGGTGACCCTAGAGCTTCAGGAACACTAAGAGCACAAACACAAGGCAAGAGTAATGGTTACTGGGCTGATTATTCTTCACACTTGAATGGATTCTTAACAATACCGAACGGAAACGATACTCCTATCCTACCAAAAGAAGAGTTTGCATCACAAGCATTACGAGTTGCTGTAGGTTTAGGTACTACACCTCCAGAATTCGAAGTTTGGTTAGAAACGGTCGCTTCAGATGGATTCGCTTATGGCGATATCAATATGAACGGTACCTTTGAATCAGCTGACGGCGAGCAATTCTTAAAGCTTGCTCAAGGAGCAACAGACGTTCTTGAAACTACAGTAACACGATGGAACGATATTGTTGCACCAAGTTTAAGAGAGCAGCTTTGGTTTGAACCTAACAGTCAGTTGTGGAGTTACGTACAACAGTATGAATACTACGACGCAGGACAGAAAATACAAGATAGCGATTTCTTCCAAGAGTATTCTTATCAGATTAAATCAAGACTTTCAAAAGGCGAATACGAAAAGCTATTGAAAGAAAATGTACACTTAGCCGGAACAAAAATGTTCGGCGATTTTATTTACAAGGTCGAGATACCACAAAATACGAAAGCTCGATTCTTAAGACTATTTAATGATGACGGAAGAGGTTCACCTCTAGATCTAGCAAATGTTAACGTGCTCGAAGCTTCTGTAACGAACTTTACGGTAGATACTACCTTTGTAACTGCAGATCATGAACCTACACCATAATAAATATTAAATTAATTCCGAGGAACTTAACGCTATGGCCAAGCAAATAATTAATATCGGTGCATCAGCAAATGACGGAACAGGTGATCCGTTACGTAATGCATTCGATAAAACAAATGATAACTTTAATGAGTTATATTTCGCATTAGGAGGAAACTCTGTTACTACACTTTTTGACGGAAGTGGTAACTTTGATTTTCCGAATAAGCCTCATAAGATTTCAGCTTATTACGCTACTGAAACTGCGCTTTTTGCAGTTAGCGCTTCAACATATAAAGGCTGTATAGGTTATGCACAAGACACTGGTTATCTTTACTATTCTGATTCTACAGAATGGGTTAAACTCGCTAAGTTTTCTGAACTAGGAAGCGGTGGCAGTGGTGGAGCATCTGCAAACACATTTGGTACAATAGCAGTTTCTGGCCAGAACAGCGTTGTAGCAGATGGCACGACAGATACACTTACATTGGTAGCTGGTTCAAACATTACTATTACGACTAATGCCTCGACCGACGAAATCACAATCGCAGCATCTGGTGGCGGAGCGAGTGCTTTAGCAGACTTAACTAACGTAACACTTTCTAGTCCTACAACAGGTCAAGTTCTTAAGTATGATGGAGCAGAATGGGTTAACTCAGATGATGCTACTTCTGGTGCTGGTACATTTATAAGCTTATCAGACACACCTTCATCTTTCGGTTCAGCAGGACAAATTTTAAGAATCAATGGTGCTGGTGACGGAATTGAGTTCGCTACAGTATCAGCTGGATATTCAGATTCAGATGTTAATACTCATTTAAACACTTCTAGTGCCAGCGCTGGTGAAGTACTCAGTTGGTCTGGTTCTGATTACGAGTGGATAGCTGCTGGTGGCGGTGGTGGTTCATCAACGTTTGCCGGTCTTACAGAAATTGATACCGCAGATCTCGATGTTCACGACATCGCTTATCCAGCAACGACAGTTCATGTTGTTACTGCAAACGGAACATCTGCTTATCGATTCGATCATTTTGGAACAAGCGACAATCCTACTCTTTACGCTAGAGCAGGTGAAACTATTGCATTTGACTTAACTGCAGTTAGTGCACATCCATTTAGAATTCAAACATCAGGTGCTTCTGACTACGACACAGGTCTAGTTCATATTGCTCCTGATGGTACTAAAACAACTGGGTCTAGCGCACAAGGTAAAACATCAGGTGTTCTTTATTGGAAAGTACCTTCAAGTATTTCTGGTGATTACGCTTATCAGTGCGGATCTCACGGTGCAATGAATGGTACGATTACAGTTGAAGCAGTTGCTGGTTCAGGCGGTGGTGGTGCTTCTCTAGGTCGTGTAACTGAATCCGAGACAACTGCAAGTATTGCAGATGGAGCTTCTGGAAACGTTGCATTTGCTGACTTAGGAAAATCTTATGCCATCTACTCAGTAACAGTAGATAAAGCTTCATGGGTTCGTATTTACTCAGATACAGCAGCACGTACCGCAGACGCTTCTCGTGTTCAAGGTGATGATCCGGCAGAAGGTGCTGGTGTGATAGCAGAATTTATCGCTACATCTCCAAGCACAACATTTAAAGTTACACCTGCTATATTCGGTTACATTGATAATAGTGAAACAACAATCCCAGTAGCAGTGAAGAACAATTCAGGAAGTACAGGAACAGTAACAGTTACATTAACAGCATTAAAATTAGAGAATTAATGCATGGAAAAAAAGATATACATCGTCGTTCTTAAACCAGGAACTGATGAAACTGCATTTTTAACGACCGGCCCAGCTGCTGGTATGCAAGTTCACAGTAACTTGAACAATTTCGACGGAATCATTTCAATGTTGCTTACGGAAGCTGAAGTCGCTTCGCTTCTTGAAAGTGATTTAGTCGTCGATGTAGAAAGAGAATTTCCAGTCGTACCTACTGCATATCCAGTCACTCCAGAATATACAAGAAACACGACACTAAAAACAAGACTTAATCCTGCAGGTGTAAATGGTTCTAACTATTCCGGCACAAACTTTTGGTTTCATGGCGGAGTAGATATCACCGCGAACTCAGGACCTGTAGGATTTTTTACTACCAGTGGTGAAGATGCTGAAGTGTCAGCTACTATAGAACAAAACTTTATCGGTGAATACGTTGATATTGTAGCTGTAGAAGCTGGATCACCAACGAGTGCTTATGATAGCTATGCTTATACTCACCCAGATTTTTTAGACGCAAACAATAGTCCTCGATTCGTAAAAACAGATTGGACGACATACGATAACGCGTTGGTTGATTACGATCAAGCGACTAGTAACACAGAATTTTTTGATGCTCACTCAATCGGTGTATTGAGCGCTGCTGGTGGAAAGTATTGTGGCTGGAGCAAAGGTTCGAGCTTAAGAGTCGTTTTCTTAGGAAATGGAGTAGCCGCAGCTTATAACGGTGTTCTCAATTTTCATAACAATAAGCCTATTAACCCAGCAACTGGTCGTCGTAATGCTACGGTTGTTACTGGTGCTTGGGGATTTGTTGGAACAGATTATGATAGTGCGATATGGATAGAGCGCGTCAATACCATTAATGCTTACGATGCAGCCGGAAATCTTACTGTTATTACACGACCTGGTGGCGGCTGGGGTACAGACCTAACACCTTTTACAGATAACGGTATGTCAGTACGAGTAATCAATGACCCAGCTGATAGCACAGACAAATGGATGGTTGATTGGGGCACTTCAACTCGTTATACAGCACTAGACACGATCATGAGCAACTATAATAATGCTGGTGGCATTTATCATTTTAGAAGTGCTGGTAATAACGCAAAGGTTTCAGTAGGATTAAATGATCCTAGGTACAATACAACAATTCAAGTCGATAATGGCGTATCTTATGTTAGCCTTGCTGTTGTAGATGCAGGAGGTGGAAACTATGTTTATGATATTACTAATGTTACTACTCCTGGTAGCGGTACACTACTAGCCTATCCTCTTCGTCACTATGATATGGGTGGAGGAAATGATTTTACGATCGCTGCAGCACAACACAGTACAGTGAATCCTCTTCTAGATGATTATAGTAATAGAGGACCTATAGTTGATTGCGCAGCAACTGGTGCTTATACATGGACAGCTTATCCTTCAATATCATTATTAGATGGTACATGGGGATATTTCAGTGGAACAAGCTGCGCTGGTCCTGTAGCAGCAGGAACTGCTAGTATTATGATATGCGACTTCTTTATTAAGAGAGGAGAATATCCTACTATTGCGCAACTAAGAGAGATGATTAATAAGTATTCTAAACAAACACTTGAAAGCGAGGGTTTAGTAGATTTTTCGAGTGTTCCTACTGCAGCGGACATTACTTCTAGCAGACTTTATTTCTCAAATGAAGTATTTAGAATTAAAGATGGAGATTCACAGAACGGCGGTAGTGACTTAAGTGATTTGTTCGGAACTAGACCAGAGATGATATACATTCCTCAATCTATTAGATTAGGAACAGGAAAGTACTTCGCAGACCCGCGCGGACCGTCGTACGGACGAAGACCAGCTTCTGGTCAAACATACCCAAGAAGAAAGATAAAAGTCGGAGCATAGATTATGAGAATAAATAAAGTAAACGACTCTAACACAAGTATGAGCTTACCATGCCAGAGATATTAACTACTAAATTTAAAAGTGACACCACTAGACTATTCATTAATAGTCTAGCTTCTGATGAGTATTATTTGTTCGTTTCTGCGATTAACGAGTTTGATCCATCTAATTCATCTTTTTCTAAAAATGAATTCTTAGAAAAAACTCTATTCGGTAAGAAGATCTTAAACGAAGACATTCATTTCATGATCAAGTATTATCCTTGGCAGAAAGGATTAGTATACGAAGAATATGATGATAGAGAAGATTTAACAGAGAAAAAATTCTACGCAGTGGTAGGTCCAAACGATAATGATACTGGTGACTATCGTGTTTATAAATGCTTGAACAATAATGATAGCGCTGAAGTTTCTAGCCCGCCTAACTATGATGCAGCACAGGTCGATCAAATCTATGAAACAGCAGATGGTTATGTTTGGAAATACATTTACAGACTTACAGACTTAGAGTTTGAAGCTTATAACGCATTAGGTTATATTCCTCTTGTCGGAGAATTCGATGTCAATCCTGCAGTAGTTTCTGGAGGAGTAATATCTGACATCGTAGTCGAAAACCCGCTAGATAACAGTGGTTACGTCGTAGAAACTGGAGGAATGATCGGAAGCCCGTTCTCTTCTGGTGTAATGATCGTTGATCCATTTACAACATGGAGTCCTATTGCTAACTATTATGTAGGACAATACATCTACACTACGAACCCTTCTAATGGTGTTTCTTGTCTATTTGAGATACTCTATTATAGCTACAACACGCTCACAACAAATGCTGAGATTCGAGTAGGTGCTGATCTTATTTCTGGTCAGCCTAATCCAGTAGCTGCCGGCGTTTTAAGTAATGCGAGCTTTCAAATATTCCCAAGAGTTAAGATTACCGGCGATGGTTCAGGCGCCATAGGTATTCCTAATGTATCAAATGGTAGAATAACTTCTATCACTATGTTAGCAGGTGGAAGCAACTACCGTAATGTCGTAGTCGAAGTCGTAGATCCTGTTTTTGACTTTGACCCTGAAGATAACACGACGACAGACGTAAGAGCAACAGTAAGAGCTCGAATTTCTCCATACGGAAATCATGGCTATAATCTAGTAGACGAGTTTAAGTGCCGACACTTTTCTTTCTACGCTTACATTACAGCAGAAAACAACACAGAGATCGGAGACACTAACACCTACGCTGGTGTAGGAATTGTAAAGAACCCAGAATTTGCTGGAGCTTCTCCAGAAGTTTTCGATAATCGAATCGCGATCGTAACAGATGATATAGATAGAGTAACAGCGAATACAACGATAATTCAATTAGACTCCAATAATGAAACGGTTTTTTCTGGAATTGTTCATGAAGTAGATGCTAGTAGCAACACATTCTTCATAGCTGAATACATGGGTCCTTATCAAAACAATGGAAGCACAGGGGAAGGTGATACTTCTTTAGATTTAACTCTTCCATTTCGTAACGACATCGGCCAAACAATACAAATAAATAGTCCAGTAGCAAGCAACGTTACACTGTCTGAATATATTCAAAGATCCGGAGAAGTTATTTTTATGGAAAACTTCTTCCCGCTAGAAAGAACAGACCTCTCTAGAGAAGAATTTAAGTTTGTACTGGAATATTAAAGGAAAATGATAAAAGATGCCTATTAATACAGACCTCAATTTAGCACCATATTTTGATAACTACGACATAGAAGATCAATTTTATCGTGTAATGTTCAAACCAGGTTATGCTGTGCAGGCTCGTGAGCTTACGCAGTTACAGACTATGCTTCAAAATCAGGTCGAACAGTTCGGCGATAACATTTTCAAAGAAGGTAGTATCGTAAAAGGTTGTAACTTTACAAACTTAGATGGTCTAGAATTCGTAAAAACTACAAACTCTCCAGCAAACTTTAATCCAGAAGAGTACATCAGTAGAACTGAAGTAGAAAATGTACTTGGTTTAGATGTTGAACTTGACTACGTGTACCAACTTACTGGTGGTGATTCTGGTCTAACCGCTACCATCGTTCAGGCAGACAGAGGCTTAGAATCTAATCCTCCTAATTTAAACACATTCTATATTTTCTATACGAACACAGTTCCTTCCACTAAGCGTTTTATCGCTGGTGAAAGTCTTTCAATTACACTATTTAAGTTTAAGAGAGGAACAACAGACCAAGCGTTCTCTCCTACTAACGTGACTCCTGCCGGTGATCCTGGTTTATCTGTAACAAGCTTAGGTGATCATGTTGGTCCTTCTTTTGGTATTCAATCAGCACCTGGTGTAATTTTCCAGAAAGGTCATTTCTTATTCGCTTCTGAACAAACACTTATCGTTTCAAAATATGATAGTAATCCTACTAACGTTTCAGTTGGATATACTGTCGAAGAGTCTCTAGTAACTGTATTACAAGATTCTTCATTATACGATAATGCTAATGGTTCGAATAACGAGAATGCTCCAGGCGCAGACAGATTAAAACTCGTACCTTCACTTACAGTACTTCCAACTGCAGAAGCAAACGAAGATCCTAATTTCTTCGCATTAATTCGTTATCAGAACGGAAATGCTATTACTCTTCGTGACGTTTCTCAGTATAACGTTCTCGGTGAAGAACTTGCAAGACGCACATATGAAGAGTCCGGAAACTATATTCTAAAAGATTTTCCACTACAAACTGATGACCGAATTCCTGATGGAGAAGTCGATAGTCAAGTTCATGTTCTAGTAGGTACAGGTGTAGCTTACGTAAAAGGATACAGAGTAGAAAATACTGGTGAACGTTCTTTTGAAATCGATCAAGTTCAAAGCACAGAAGTTGTTAACAACCAAGCAGTTTCTTTAGAATATGGAAACTACGTTGAGATTGTTTCTATAAATGGTAATATAGACCTCAATCATACAACTCCAGTTACACTAAGAGATTCTGGTTCTAATATCATAGGATCGACTTTTGTACACAACATGACTCCTACGAGAGTTTATTTGTTCGGAACTCGCTTAAATGCTGGTAAGAAATTCTCAGATGTAGCTACACTAGGAGACGGAAGCGGTACTATCACAGTAGGTGGCGGTCCAGTAGCTGCAGTTATTAAGAAAGCAGAAAAACGTCCTCTTATTTTCGACACAGGAATGTTTAGCTTATTCTCAGCCGATGACTCACTTATTCCGGTAAGAGTTCGTGAAGCTGCGACACAAACCGGTGGCGTGATTACTATTAACGCGGATCCAGGTGAAGACTTTGCATGTGAAAATACTGACGTCTTAGTCATTGACAGCACTAGCACATACATTCCAGTTTCAAGTGTTTCTACATCTTTAAACAATAGCGTACTGACTGTTAACCTTACAGATCCAGGTGGTGGTATTGCTAGCAACCTCACAATCTACTATAACAAGAGATTGATTGGTAGCGTTAATGGTGTTGAAGCTTACAATAAGAACGTTGTAGAACCATACGTAAAAGTCAGCTATAACGCTTCTCAAACCAAGTACAACTTAGGTTTTCCAGACGTTTTCCAAATTCAAAGCATCGTCGATGGTGCCGGAACTGATTACACAGAAAGTTTCAGACTAAGACCAAACCAGAAAGATACTTACTATGATCTTTCTTACATGGAATATATTCAAGGAAGACCACAACCTCCAACAGGCTTACTTACAATTAAGCTAAAAGTATTCGAAATCAATTCGGCTACTGGTGAGTACTTCTTTACAATCAACAGCTATCCTAACACTTTAGACAAATACGACATCCCAGTTTACGTTTCAGAAGCTGGTGCTAGATATAATCTTCGTGAGTGCTTTGACTTTAGACCTTATGTAACTAAAGATTCTAACGTTGATTACTCTGACCTCACTGCAGGTGCGGCCGGTACAGTCACAGCATTGGTTGATGCGACTGCTCCTAC